CCTTTCGGTTTGCCTATTTGAAATTTATTTAATGATTTTTTTGTGAGAATTAACCTATCACAAAACTGTACGGAGAACCACCTTCTTGGTAGTTGTTGATTTCTTGATCAAGTCGTTCCATATCACTATTACCATCATTCTTAAGTGCATCACCATTTAGTGTGGTGCCACCCTGTGGGCCTGCTATAGTGTTGAACTTGCCCCTCGCCTCGCCTAACATAACTTTACAGACTGCCAGCGTGTAATCTCTAATCCATGGTTTTGAGTAAATGTCTTTAAACAATGTTATGTCTGGTCTAAAGTTGTCTGTATGTAGTACAACTGTTTCTGAATCTGCTCTAGGACGTTGTGTAATTGTTAATGTTTTTGTGGCAACGTCATAATGAAACTGTATAAAACTTCCAAACATTTTTCCTACTAATTCTTGATAACTTGCGAAAGCATAGTATGTTGCTAAACCTCCCGTTGCTCCTGCCCTCAGTAGATAGGTGTTGGTATATGCCAAATTGAAAGGTTCAAACAATGTACCTCCCTGACCGCCTTCTGTCCTTGATCCCACTGTTCTCCTGCCTACTTGCCTCACATTAATGATCTCATCCGGCAGGATGTATTTGTTTTGGTTCTGCTTCAATTCGAGAAACGCATAAGATTCTTCAACAGCGTTTGAACTACGTTGTCTATATCTCTGTAATGCTCTTTCCAGGGCTGTTTCGTAGTGTTTTGGGTCCAGTTCCACATCGATCATGCCTTCACCGAGGTTGTTCTTCACGTAATCGAATATTTCTTGCTGACCGGTTTGTAACTCTGACATGTACATATTTACCGTTGAGCACAATACTATAAATATGTGTGAGATGCCTAGACTGTCACTTTACAAGCCTGAAAAAGGCAATGATTACAAATTTTTTGACCGAAACATCACAGAGATGTTTACAGTCGGTGGTACCGACGTTTATCTTCACAAATATCTTGGTCCTTATAATCAAGGAGAAGATAACAAGGACGGTCCTGCCAGTCCCACACAGCCAAATTACACAGGTGACAGCCTAAACGAGAGAACCATACAGGATTTGCTTTTTTTGGAAAACAGAGATAGAAAGTATTCCGCTGATGTCTATATCATAAGAGGAATATACAATGTACAAGACATAGATTTTAATTTATCGCAGTTTGGAATGTTTTTACAAAATGATACTGTGTTTCTCACGGTGCCTTTGAATGACACCGTAGAAAGAATTGGAAGGAAAATTATGTCCGGTGATGTGATTGAATTACCACATATGAAAGATGACTTCAGCCTGGATGAAAACATACCCATAGCATTGAAAAGATTTTACGTGGTAGAGGACGTGAACAGAGCGGCCGAGGGATTCTCTCAAACATGGTGGCCACATTTGTTGAGACTGAAACTGAAATCAATAGTTGATTCACAAGAATACAAAGATATACTTGATAAGGAAGTTGGCAATACTGGAAACACCTTATCATCATACATGAGCACTTATAATAGAGAAAAGGAAATCAACACACAAATAGTATCTCAGGCGGAGGCGGATGCTCCAAAGTCTGGCTTTAATTACAAGCAATATTACGTTACTCCTATAGATGAGAGAGGAAACGTTAGAACAGATACCAGCAACAGTGACGAATCTATAGCCTCAGACAAACCTATCAATGCTGTGATCGATACACCAGCATCCAGCCATTATGGATTTTACCTCGACGGGGACGGCGTCCCACCAAACGGTTATGTGGCAGGCCATGGTACAAGTTTCCCTTCAAGCGACGTTAACAAAGGTGATTATTTTTTGAGAACAGATTATCTTCCTAATAGATTGTTCCGTTTTGATGGAACACGTTGGATCAAAGTTGAAGATGCGGTGAGATTGACAACGACAAATAATGACTCTCGATCAAATTACAAAACATCGTTTATCAATAATACATCTAGTTCAACTATCAACGGATTGACTGTTGAACAACGTCAGGCTCTAACCGATGCTCTTAAACCAAAGGCAGATGATTAATGTTACATTTTTACGAAGGACAAATTAGGAAATTTCTCACCCAGTTTATACGGGTATTAAGCAACTTCAATATCGAAGTAGGCAAGGGTGCCGACGGATCTGTTCAACTAAAACAGGTTCCTGTGGTTTATGGAGATGTGACGAGGCAGGTAGCAAATATCCTCAAACAAAATTCTGAAAATTCATTGGTGTATGCTCCAAAGATTGCCGCATACATAACAGGCCTCGAATATGATAGAGAGCGTATGCAGAATCCATACCATATAGAAAAACAACACTTGAAACAACGAGACAAAAATTCTGACGGAACATACAATCAGAATCTTGGAGCGGGTTACACCATTGAAAAAGTGATGCCATCCCCGTTTAGGTTAAACGTCCAGGCAGACATATTCACTACAAACACAGATATGAAGTTGCAGATAATGGAACAGATCCTGTATCTATTCAATCCGGATTTTGAAATACAAAAATCAGACAACTACATAGACTGGACATCGTTAAGTTACATAGAATTAACAGGCACCACATTCTCATCACGAACTATCCCAATTGGAACAGAATCAGAAATAGATGTTGCGTCGATGACTTTTTCTATGCCCATATGGTTATCTCCTCCGGTCAAAGTGTCTAAATTGGGTGTGATCGAAAAGATTATTATGAGCGTGTATGACGACGACGGTGGAATCACAAAAGGTCTCATAGATGGTTCTCTTCTGTCTAGAAGTTATATAGCACCGGGTAGTTTCAATCTTTTCTTATCGGGTAATCAACTCAGATTATTTGGAACCACAGGGATAAACGTTGGATCGGGTGGTGATGGATTTTATACAGGTGCAACATCCACAGACATAGATCCTTTTACGACCTTTGGACCTGCCATAAATTGGAATGTGTTATTAAATCAATACGGAAAAATCACAAACGGAATTAGCCAAGTGAAACTAGTTCAAGAAAACGGAAATGAAATTGTAGGAACGGTCGCTCCATCTCCGCTCGACGAATCAATTCTTTTGTTTAGTATAGATTCCGATACTGTGCCAGCAAACACCTTAACCGCAGTATCAAAAATTGTCAATCCTCTTACTTTTAATCCGGGTACACCCGCAAACGGCACTCGTTACCTTGTGGTAAATGACATTGGAGATTCTACAAATACATTTGATGCTACGGCATGGGGCAATCTCAGAGCAAGTACCAACGACATTGTTCAATATAATTCTTCAACAGGTAAATGGGGAGTGGTATGGGACGCTTCTGATCCAGATTCAACAGTGGCATATGTTACCAATTCAAACACTGGCATACAATATAAATTCACTAATGGTGCATGGGTCAAAAGTTATGAGGGAATCTATGTTGCAGGCAAGTGGACTCTTGTGTTATAATTAATTCATGGAAAAGAGCATAATTTGTTCGGGTGCGTTGTTTTACTCGATAAACACCAAACGATTTTTATTTCTGCAGAGGACTGATAAAAAAACCAAAGGTTTATGGGGTTTAGTAGGGGGCAAAAATAAATTTCGAGAATCTGTTTTTGAAGGACTTAAAAGAGAGGTTACCGAAGAAATTGGATCATTACCTGCCTTTAAAAAAGTAATACCGTTGGAGTTGTTTACCTCCAATGATGAAAAATTTTTTTTCAACACGTATGTTATTGCTATTCAGGACGAATTCCTGCCAAAACTCAATCATGAGCATTCGTCGTATGCCTGGTGCGCTTTTGAATGTTGGCCAAAAAACTTACACATGGGTTTACGGAACACCTTGAATAACAAAAGTATCAAGGGAAAATTACAGACTATATTGGATTTAATCGTTTAGAAATTGGTAGAGTGTGACAAGATTTGTTTGCCCGTAGGCAACTCGCCAAGAACATTCGAGCCATTCTGACTCGTAGTCATATTCCTGCAAGTTGCCTGCGTTGGGTGTTTCCATATGTTAGACAGTGAACAACAGTGATAACAACCATATCAGCGTGATAGTTGGAACGGTACACATCAATATCAATGTTCTCTTCTTTTTCCACGCAGACTTGGTCTTTTTAGTTACACCGTAGGTGATGGTCTTCCATTCTTCGTGTGTGTATGGCCACATATTAGTCTTTCTTTGAATTGCTGTAGAAAGCCTCTGTGTACTTTTTCACATTATCTTGGAACTGTTTCACGTTCTCTGATATCTTGGCAGGATTGAATGATTCCTGTACCTTGTCGTTGAACTGTTTGACATTTTCCATCAATATTTTCGCAGTCTCGTTGCCTTGTGGCACAGCATTGGTCACGAAGTCGTTGTACTTCTTGGCCTGCTCTATGATGTCCTCGGCTGATATTGTTGGAAATTTAAACTCAGTTACTACCTGATCACCATCTTTCTTGGTGCTCATTTCGTATTCGTTTAATTTTACTGAGTAATTGAACTGAGCAATATCTTTTGCTAGTCCTAATAGGTCGGCTCTGATTTCATAGCCGTTTCGTGTTGTGTTTGCCATAACATTCTCCTTTTGTTTGTGTTTGTGTGTGTTGTTATGCAGTATTATTTATACAC